TTTGTATAGCCTAATGCCAATGCAGTTCCTACTTGCAAACCTTTTGCGCCAGCACTCCCCCAAGCACTCGGCGTCACCCCCAGACCGAGGTTGCCGGAGTACGTTAGCACCATCTTGCTATCGGACAGGCTGGCGTTTGTGCTGTTGGCATCTGCTTGTAAAGCAAAATGCAGATTGGCTCGACCATTACCATCTTTAGCCTCGGCAATAACTGCCGCTTTCATGTAATTGTCGGAGTAACCAAATCCAAGACCGAGCCACTCACCATTAGAATTAAATGAATTTGAAGTTAATTTCAGTCTATATTCACTGGCTGTGGCTTTTTGGAAAGTAACTGTTGATGCAGGATTTGCGGTTGCACCACTTCCAACTGTCAGTTGCGATGTTGGCGAACTCGTCCCAATGCCGAGGTTGCCGGAGGAGTCGATACGGGCACGTTCAACTTGATTTGTGCCGTCATGCGTGTAAAACGTCATGGACGACAGCGCTGTACTACCATGATTATGAACACTTCCAATGGCCACGCTGCCGCCTGCACCACTCCCACTTGAAGTAAATCCACCAATTGAAATTCTGGTTGTCGCAGCAGTTGTAACTGTGGTATTAAAAGCAGCAACGTATGTTGTGCCTGCTAAAACATGAAGTCTGTCAGCAGGACTACTTGTACCAATGCCCAACCCGGTAGAGGTCAGGCGCATTTGTTCGGAGTTGTTGGCGTACCATGCCCAGAAGTTGTTGCCGCCACCATATGCATAACGCGAAAGAGTGTGCGTAGCAAACTTCACATCCCAGAACGGGTTTGCACTTCCGTCTGTGGTGACCAACTGGTCAACGTAATAGTTGTTTCCGCTGTCACCAATACGCATACCGCCTGACGCATTCGTGGTGAATACGGGGACAACTACATTCAAACGCTGTTGGCTGTTGCTACCACCAACCGACAAATTCGTCCCATCAAACGTCAGCGCACTCCCCGTGGCAAGCGCACTGGTAGACGAGGCATAGACAACACCGTTTGCGGTGAAGGAGGTCAGGCCCGTGCCGCCGTTCGTGGTGGCGAGGGTTCCTGCCAGGGTGACTGCACCGGAGGTGGCGGTTGAAGGAGTGAAGCCCGTCGTGCCTGCGCTGAAGGTCGTGACCGCCACACCAGACAGGGTGCTCCACTGAGGAGCCGTTCCCGTCGAGGTCAGGACTTGACCGTTGGTGCCGATGCCCAACTTGCTCAGGGCGGTAGAGCCCGTGGCGTACAGCAGATCACCCGTGGTGTAGGAAGACTGCCCCGTTCCGCCGTTGGCGGCAACCAGAGTGCCCGCGACCGTGATCGCACCGGCTGTGGCCGAGTTGGGAGTCAGACCCGTGGTGCCGAAACTCAGCGTGGTTACACCGTCAGCCGTGCTCGTGGCGACCTTCACGAAGTCCGAGCCGTCCCAGGCGATCAACGCCCTTTCACCGGACACCATCGTCACGCCCGTGGTCGGGCCTGCGCCTACCACCTTGACCGACTGGCTGGTGGATGTTGCATTCAACACCAGATACGCCTTACTCTGCGCCGGGACCGTGATCGTCAGAAGCGAAGCGGGATTACCCGTGCAGTTGATGATCTGATACTGAGCCGAACCCGTTGAACCGGAGCCTGCCTGGGTGAGCGTTGAGCCGTTTGTGGTGGTCAGGGTGACCGCCGTTTGGCTTCCGCTGATGGTCTGAGCACCGGCGACGGCTGAATCTAAATATGCAGTAATATAATCATTAACGGTGCTGCCCCAAGTTCCTGCTAATTCCCCAGTAACTGGAAGAGCAAGGCCGAGAAGGGGAGAATATGAGGTAGGCATTTCAAAGTTCCTTTGTCAAATAAACATGCGCTTTGCGCTGTTTAATTAGGAGAACCATCTTCTTACTAACCCCAAACTGTGTTGCCGTTTTTAATAACGACAAGGGGCTGTAGAAAATATCTTTCACGGTTTGCTCAGACAGTTTGGCGTTGAGGCCGCGTTTGCCGCGCCTCATCTCAGCGAGTTTACTTTGTGCTGCCTGCCTGTGGGTATCCAGTGTGCGCTTGGCTTGCGCCTTGCGCTCTTCGGTCATTGGTTGCTTACGCGTACCTTGCCCAACCTTAACAGGTGGGTACTTGTCGTTCAAGTACTTCCAAGCATCTCCACGTCGCGCATCCCGCAACGTGTCCCTGGTAACTCCGGCATCAAATCGTTCCTGCACCATCTCAAGCACCACCGAGTTTGGCGTGTCCCAGTGGGCAGGGTCGCGGATGAACGCCACCATTTCCTCAGTCAACTTGGCGTTGTAAAGGTCTTCGCCTTTCTGCTGATCAACGGTGCCATGCTTGTGGCCGTGGTCAGTCAGGTTATAGCCGCCGTCCTTGGCGTGGGCCTTGAGTTCATCAATCAGCCTGATCTCAGCGGTCCGAAGGTCTTCGATGGACGTGGCTTCGTAGATCACTTCAGCAGCAAACTTATCCACCCCATGCTTACGCATAGCCCGGTACAACGGCTTGTCCACATCCGTCTTTGCTGCCGACAAATGCTGCTGCCACCGGACCCGAAGAGGGCCAGTCGTCAGACCGACGTACACGCGGTCATTGACTGTGTTGGTGATCTTGTAGACAAGCATTTGGGTTCTATTGCGTGTTGATGGTCGTCCAAGTGGTCGTCTGAGCCGTGCTCACGTCCTGCCACGAAGGCGACTGGGTGTTGCCGATATTCTGCCAATTTGCGGTCTGGGTGTCATCAATGATTTCCCAGAGTTTTCCGCCAGGGATGTTGTCCGTGGCGGTGGCAAGTTCTTGAATGGCAGCAACAAACCGTGCTGCTGCCTCGTTTATGTCTGAGCCAGTGGCGGTTTCCGTAACCGCAGCGCCAAAAGTAACCCCGGAAGAAACTGCGTCTGACCCGCTTGCCGTTTCAGAAATCGAAGCCCCGAGCGTGGCGTTGGAAGAAACAGTGTCCGTGCCGGTAGCAGTCTCAGTGATGAAGGCGTTGAACAAGAACGCTGAGTCAACAGCATCCGTGCCCGTGGCGGTTTCTGCTACTTGCCCATTGAACGTCTGCGCTGCGCTGGTGTCGTCTGACCCGCTTGCGCTTTCTGTAACCGCCGTCCCGAAAGTCTGTGCGGCGCTGATCGCATCCGTACCAGTAGCGGACTCAGTGACAGCGGCTCCGAAGGTGGCCGCAGCAGAAACGGTATCCTGTCCTTCAGCAACCTCTGTGATGACCGCGCCAAACGTGGCAAGAGCAGAAACGGCATCCGTGCCGGTAGCAGACTCAGTAACGGAAGAGGCGAAGGTAAGCGCGGCTGCGGCGTCATCTGTCCCCGTGGCTGATTCACTGACAGCCCGGTCATAAACAGAGTCACCCCAACCGGCCTGACCCCAGGTGCCGGAACCCCATCCGCCTTCTGCCACAACTCATCCTCAACCGGCGAGGCTGAAGGTGTACGTCACCGCGATGATGTCCCCGCTGACCACCGTGCGGTCCCCAGGAGCAGAGAAAGCCTTTTCCGAAAACAGCGTGCCGGTCGTGCCGCCCTTGGTGCTGTTAGAAACCAAAAATGCACCGCCCACCGTACCAGAAGAATTGATGTTGAAGTTGGCAGGGGTGCCCGAGTTGGTTACCACCGAGGGGTTGGCGTTGGTCGCAGCCGTGAGCGTGGGAGCCACACGGGTCGAGTTGCTGTAGCCCGTGAACTCAGTCCAGCCCTTGGAGGCAATCGTGTCGGTTGCGCTCGTGGTCACGCCGGGGCCAGTGATCAGGCCCAAGAACCACGTCGTAATCTGTGCGGTGGAGGTCAGCGCAGTACCGGCCATGTACTGAAGGCCGACGTTGACCACGAGGTTGTCTTCCTCAACAACCCACTTGATGTTGCCGTCCTTGTCGCGGCACTCCAGCTTGTAGCGGCCCACAGCAAGGGCTTGCTCTTGGCTCTGAGTTCCGGCAATCAGTCCGCTTGAAACAAAATCTGCGGCCTTGGCCTTTTCGATGCTCATTTGATGCTCCTATGCAATGCGGATGATCGCGTTGGTGCTGTCCGCAGTTGGGAACTGCACCTGAAAAGAAGTGACAGCGGTTTTATCACCGCCGAAGTCGAGGACGCAAACAGTGGGGTTGCCCCCACCAACTTTATAGATCAGTGCACCACGGCAAGTGAACGAAGCTGGGTTCCACGTAACGTTGGCAAACGACAGATACGCCGTCGTGTTGTTAGGATTGGACCCCGTCGTAGGCGCAACGCTAACGGTCAAAACATTCCCGCCTACGGTGTAGCCGCCACCAGCAGGTACTTCGTTCGTAGTGGTGTATGCGGCTGTGGTTGAGCCAATGGTTGCTCCACCCGTGTAGAGCGCCATCTTGAACGTGTCAGTGCTGAAGTTGAACTGGCCCGAGGCCAAGCCCACCTTGAACTGATTGGTCGCACCCTGCTCGATGGGCATTACTTGACCCCATTATTCTGTGGCAGCGGAGCCAGACGCGACTGGCCACTACGGTACGCATCACTGCGCTCCAGACCATCACCCAGACGCTTGGCCAGTTGCAGGGCTTCCATGTACTTTTGGTTGTACAGCGCAAGCATGTCCTGCTCACCCTTCATGTAGGTGTAAGCCTCGACCAATGAGCCGTACAGCAGCACCGTATCGAAGTTATCACCCAACCAAGTGCGCCCGTTAGCCGCCACCGTGATTGACTCAGGGTAGTAGAAATAGTGAAGCTCGATCTCGTACGACGCATCGGGTGTCGGGCCAAGAATGAACGTCAGTTCATCTTCGTTATCTGAACGTGGCCCAAACAAAGCGTAGTACCTGGGGATCGCCTTGTCGGTGTTCGGGTTCGGGTACGCTTGACGGATAAAGTTAACGTCCTTGTCTAGCAAATACTCGTACGAACCAGTGGCATCAATTGCCGCCATTGAGTACACCGACAGGAAGTCTGATGGGCACTGAAGGTACTTGTTGTTGGCCGTCGTAAACCCAGTGACGTTCTTGCGCAGGGACGGGAACTGAACCGTGTTGTAGATGCGCTGCTCAGCTTGTTGAACGAAAACGGGTATCTGAGCAACGAAGTCGCTGCTCGGGTTTTCGGTGTACGCCTGGATGGCGTTGCTGAGTTGCGTGTAGTTCACGCCATCGGTCCCCTGGCCATCGTGCCCTTGGTGGCGCAGCCAGTACCACGGATTTTGATACCCGAAGTCTTGGTCGGCTTGTACTCGTTGGAGTGCATGTTGGCCACGGACACGTCCATGCGCAGCGCCTGCTTGATGTCGTCAGCGCCAACAACCGGTGTAGCCACCGGCTTGGGGGTCTTGTAGGTTGCCATGTCAAACACCTTTCTGCTTGCGTCCAGGGTTCATCTGGTTGGCGACTTTGGCCAGACCGCGACCCATCTTGAGCATGTCGCTGTTGGTTTTGCCACCAGCACGCATTCCTTTTACGGCGGGATCGGGGTGTGCACCCTTGCCCTTGGCCATGTGCTTCTTCAGCATTTCTTTAACGCCTGCCATTTTTCGCTCCTATGCCGTCACAACTGTGACTGTACCAATTTGGATGGTTAATACAAGGTTATTGGGTGTCAGCCCAGCATCGGGGCCACGCGAACCACCAACCGGGTTCCAGCCCCACTGGAAGTCCCGACTACCCTCACTCGGGAAACCCACCGCATCCTGCGTGGTTGCTGTGGTGTCGAATATCTGAAGTCCGGTGTTACCCGACTGCACGTAACTCAGATCAGGACGTGGGTTGCGCAAGCCTTGCGGGTCGTCCACCGGGAACATGCCCAACTGCAACTGCGGATGGTCGGGGTCCCAGCAGACCGGGCAGACCAAGAGGTTATAGGTCTTGGTCTTGATGACTTCCTTGCGCAGTTGCTTGAGCTTGAACCGAAAGTCGCAGCGGTCACACTGCGCAATCGCATTCTTGCCTGACGCAAACCGGTTGCCCATTTAGGTGCCGCTCCCGATGTACATCTGCCGTGGCACGAACCGCACCGCTGCCTTCTCTTGATCCTCTCCTGCGGCGATCAGCCACGCCTCATCGTACTGGGCCTTGAGGATGTCCAGGCGCTGCAGTCCGTCAGGAATCTTCAGCGCGATGTAGTACGCCAAGCCTGCCACGAGGCAGGGCAGGAAACGGAACGGCACGTCCATCGTCTTGATGCCGCCACCAGCGTCCTGCGTGCGGCGCATGCGCCAGTACACAAACTGATACGTCTGGCCAGGGTTAGGCGTTGGCCAAACCGTGATGGACTGCTTCTGAGACAAATAAATAGGTGCGCTGGCTGCGTGGCTTGCCGCTGTAGTTCCGTCCTGCCCACGGCAGCAGTTGAGAAGGTAGGCAGGGTTGCCGTTGGCCGCAGCCTGATACTCGTTGTAGAAGATCAGTTCCGTGCCAATACGCACGAAGCCTGCGTTGGGGATGTTGTTGACCGACGATACCGGGATCGACGTGTCTGTGCTGTTGCATCCCGGAGCCGCCACCGTGATGCTCATCAGGTTCTCTTGCGCCGTTAGGCGTTGGATATACACCTGAATCGGTCGGCCTGTGATCAACTTGTTGGGGATGGTGGCGTAGGTGCTGACGCTGATCCGGGTGATGGTCAGGTCGGCTTGATTGGTGGGGACGTTGGCGTTGGTGCGGATGACGTGATCCAACAGGTCTACCGTGTCGTCCGGTAGCGCATATGTCGGTTGTCCCGTAGCCAAGGTGATAACGCGCTGCTCAAACGTCCACATGTTGACGCCGCGATTACCCCAATCAGCAAACAGCAAGTTAAGGCTACGACGAGCGGTTCGCAGGTCGTATCCGGTTCTGAGTTCCCCACCCGCACGCTCAAACGCCTCCTCGACGATCTCATTGAGATCGAGGTCAAAACTGGATACGCCAGAAGTAGTCATCTGAATCTCGCGGTCTTCTTAGCGATGGCCTTGGGTTGGGCTACGAACTGCTTGCCGGAGGCTTTGCCTGCTCGTTTTGCTCGGGTTGAGGCGGCGTACTCTTGGGGCGAGAGAGCCTTGATCGCAGCTTCTGGAAGGTATCGCTCACCAGTTTTACTAGACGGTTTACCACTCTTGGTTCTCCACTTCTGGTCAGTCCAGTCCTTCAGAGACTGCTGAGGCTTTTTCACACCAGTTTCCCACGGGTTTTGCCGCGCTGGGCAATACCGTCAGCGCGAGAAGAAGCGGTAGCTTTTCCGCCCTTCTTCAACTTGTGTGCCTTAGTATCGCCGTACAACCGAGACTGCTTATCCATGTCTTCATCAGACATGCCTGCGGCGCGTTGTGCTTCTTGAAAACGGCGCTCTCGACGAGCAGTGTCGTCTGCTGCACGCTGTCGAGTAGCCTCTGCACCTTTGGCGCTGCCAAAAGCTTCAGACATGGCGTCAAGAACACGGGAACTGGTTGGGCGCTTACGTTCTTTTTTAGCAGCGTCCAACTCTTCCTGTTGTGCAGCACGAATAGCGGCCTTACGCTCAGAAGACAACGCGCCAAATTTTGCCAACCGGGTTTCGTCGTCTTTTAACTCAGCCACGGTAGCCTCCACCTTTTGCCTTGTACTGCTTGGCCAGAAGCTGCGCCTTGCGGGCGCTCCACTGACCTGCCGCCGTGCCCTGGGTAGCTTGGCCTTTGATCTGGTTGAACAAAGCCTTGCGCATACCGGGTTTGGTGTAGTTGCCTGCTTCGTTGACCTTGGACTTGGTGGTCCCGCCTTCGGCGTACATGTCAACGTCGTTTGGGTCATCCTTGCGTCGGATGACCTTCTTCTTGGGCATCTTGGAGGGGGCGATTGCCCCCATCCCCCGGCTCGGCATCATGGCTACACCATCTTTCCACGGGTCTTGCCGCGCATTGCGCAGCCGTCTGCACGAGACGAAGCCGTACCACCTTTGGCCTTGGGGATCGGGTCAGATGCCATCTTCATGTCGCGCTCCAACTTCCGACGCTCTGCCGGAGTCAGCTTGCCCGTTCTGTCGATGTTCATCTTTCCAAGACGCTGCGCTGGAGTAAGCGGCTTCGGAGCAGACTTCATGTCTTCCGTATTGGCAGGAACCTCCATGCCTTCGCGGAAGACGCCACCGCCATCGTTGTAGCGGCGTTTCATCTCAGCACTTCCCGCCGCGCTTCATGCCCAGGGGTTTGGCAGCACCCATCTTGATCATGGTGCCCTTGGTCTTGCCCTTGGTGGCCACACCATCGCGGCTCGGAGCAGCGGTCTTCACAGTGCCCATCTTGGCCTTGGTGATGCCGGTACCGGCACTGCCACCCATAGCCATCTTCTTCATGCCCTTCATTTCGGACTCCTCATGTTTGATCATTGACTTAGGAGCACCGGCCTTCTTCATGAAGCCGATCTCCTTCTTCACCATCGCCTTAGACTCTTTCATCTCGCCACCTTCTTTGAACTTGCGGCCCTTGTCCGCCTTCAAGAACTCAGCCCCAACGGATTGGGGAACGCCTGCCTTCTTGGCGAACTTGGGGTTTGACGCCACCGCCGCCATGAACCTGTGCTGCTTACCGCTAACGCTTGGCATATCAGCAGTTCCACGCCCTCAAGGATTTGTTAATCCTCGAATTCGGATCTTTTGCGGTTTTTTCGCTCGTCAACTTCTTTTTCATCCCTTTCATACGGGCGCAAAAAGAGTCGCGGCGTGGACCGCCCTCCGGCTGAGGTGCCTTCAGCCCAGGCTTCCCTGGATTCGCGGCGTTGTAGGAGGCTCGCCCCTTGGCGTTCAAGCCGCCCTTGGGGTTCTTTCCTTCCGAACGCTGCCATGCCGGGGACTTAGCCATAAAAGATCGTCGTGGTGACGTTGCTAACCAAGCCAACGTAGATACCGTTCTCGGCCAGGATGCCCTCACCGGGAATGATCACGTTGAACGCTGTCGGGTTGTACGAGTCGGCCTCCAACAAGAGATCGGCGTACATGGTGACTGCGGGGCTTCCAGTAATGGTGCCCGACGCAGCATCCGTAACCGTGAACGTGTTGGCGTTGGATACCGTCACAGAGTACACGTTGGTCGTCGCCGTGCCGCCAGTGCCTGCCGAGAAGGACAGCCACACGCGGTCGCCAGTAGCGAGTCCGTGATTTGTGATGGTCACCGTGACTGTATTGGTCGAACGCCCGTACGTGCCGGTTTGAGCCAGATTGTTGGCGTACACCGTGTTGCGCGTGGCAGCACTAGCATTGGCCGAAACAATCGCACCCTTGAGACGCGTACGGTAGGTGACCGCTACACCAGACGCAGCCATGTGCGCTGATTTAACGTCGTATTGCATCGCCATGATGCGCTCCTAATCAGGACGCCGTGGTGATGGCAATCCAACCGGAAGAACCACGCACGTAAATGCGGTCGTTGGTGGTGGTGCCGTCAGTACGCAAGTACAGCGAACCTTGAGCAGCCGTCACGGTGGGGGCGCCCGAACCAACGAACACACCCAGGTTAGCCGTAGAGGACATCAGAACCGCCGACATGCCGCCTGCTGCGGGAGCCGTGCCGCTATCGGCAGTCAGATTACCCGTGGCAGAAACAGAAGTTGCGGTGACCGTGGTGGCCACGACGGGGCCAGTGAAGGTACCGATAAAGCCGTTGTCAGACGCGACGGGGCCGGAGAAGGTAGTGCGTGCCATTTATGGCTCCTCATTTGCGCTTGCTGTCTGTGAGGTCAGTCCGCCAAGTCGGTCAGCAAGCAGGGTTGAAATCTTGGGACTGTCGAGTTTATACACCGGGGCCTGGGTCAGCGTCAACGTATTTGAACGACCAACCTTTCAAAGGTCCGCGAGTTAAGGGTTTGCCTGATTTCAAGGCGCGGTTAACTGTGGGGGGTTTGAGGTCTAGAGCTTCCCGCAGCGCCTGAATACTGAGGTACGTTGTGACACTACCGGTAGCGTCACACACCTCCACTGCCTTGCTGACCTTGGCACCGTGGTCGGGCCGCTTCTTGCCGTACCAGAAGTTGCCTTCGCCGGACAGGGTGGCGCTGATCTTGGCGCGGGTGTCTACGGGAATCACTCGCCCTTTAAGCGTAGCCTGCCGTTTGGCTTTCTCTTCGGGGGACTGAACACGTGCTTTAGCCGCCGCGCCGATACGCGCCTTGGCCGCGTCCGTGTGGGAAAAGGTCTTCCCCCACATAGCGTTTTTGCTGCCCGACATGCCCAACTGAGGCGCAGTGGCGTCGGTCCCCAGGTTGTAGCAGTAGTCTTTACCAACGTGCTGTTTGAGCCAGACGTTTTCTGCAGCAAGCAAGTCTGCGGACTCAGGCACAACCTCAACTACAGCAAAAACGAACGCCTTGTCTCCGTACTTCTGCCAAGCCGCTTGCAGATGCTTATTAACGTGGTCGCCGCGACGTAAGCGCCAAAGATGCCGCGCCTTCCGCTTCTCAAAATTGACGGCACTGCCGACGTAGAACTTGTTGTTGATGACGTTGATGATCTTGTAGATGCAGCGAGTCATGGGCCCCTCTAGACTTTGACACAGGTAATCCTGTGCTCATCGCCGCATATTACATCAAGCGAATGAGTAACGCAAGCTATAAAACAAAGGGGGCCGAAGCCCCCTTTGTAAACCGCATGGGTATTGGGCTGTGGCTTAGGCGCCAGCAGAACCCCAAATGCCCAGTGGGTCCGACCAGCCGAAAGAATAGCGCTCGCGGGCCTTGTAGCGAACGTTGCCCGTGTCGAAGTCACCATCCATTGAGGTGCCCATAGCGACACGCTCGAAGTGCTTCAGACCGTTGGGCACGTCCGTGGTCAGGAACCAGGCGTTGACGTCGGTCAAGAAGTGGTTGACGGTGAAGCCACCGGGGATCGCACCCATCTGCTTGATAGCGTTGATGTCGTTATCAGCAGTGGCCACGCGCAGTTCAGTGTCAAGCAGACGCTTGGCAACGAACATCAGGCTGGGCGGAATGACCAGCTTGACCGGCTTGGCGGCGATCAGCAGACCGCGTTCGTCCGTCCACGCAGCGATCTGAATCACAGCGTTTTCGAGCGAAGTCTCGTTCAGGTCCACGGCAACAGACGGGCTGTTGTAGTTCACACCACCGGAAACCAGGGGGTGACCCACGCGAGTGGCCGAAGCGTTGACGCCGAACAGCGACACACCATCACCACCAGGATAGGCGCCGTTGAAGCCGTTGTTCAGAACGGCAGCGGCCTTAACCTGCTTGGTGTAGGACATCGCACGGGCCAGAGCCTTGGTGTAGCGGGCAGACAGACTGTCATACAGGTTGTCTTCCACTGCTTCCTCGGTGATCGAGAAGCCAAGGGCGATAGTCTCGTGGTTGTAACGAGCGGTGAAGGCTTCCTGCGCATTGTCATACGCGATGGCCTGACCTTCGTTCTTCACCGGAGCGGCGTTGAAGCCAGCCAGCTTGGTTTCTTCTTCAAAGGAACGCTCGGACTTTTCAGTCTCGTAGATTTCCTTGTGCTCTTCGCCGTAGCGAGCGTACTCCATACCGAACAGAGCGTTCAGGCCGGGCAGGAGTTCCTTGAGTAGTTGGGCACGAGAAATTGCCATTTCAGATCACTCCTTATCAGGCAACGCCAGTTGCATTCGTGTACGAATGCTGGCCGATGTTGAACTTCACCAACACATCGGTCTTGGCATCACCAACAGTCGAGAACGGACCGTTGACAAAGCCGACCAGACGGAAGCCCGCAGTGAGGGCTTGCGTCGTGGCGCTCAGGGCCGACAGCGAATTGCCCGAGGTGGTGGAGCCACCCGTGCCTGCCGTACCGCTCTGAGCAGCGGCGAAGAGCATGTTTTGACCCAGTTGAGTCTGCGTCACAGGGCCATCGGCCTGGGCTTGGAACA